TAGGATTCACGACCAATGAAGAGTGCTGAGTAAACATCTGTAGTAGAACCTACACCTACATCAGCCCATTCCTTTGCATTGGATGTAACAAAGAATTTCATTCGTAAAAGTCTTCCTACATATCCACTGCGGATAGCTGAATTGGGTGCTTCCTGAACAAACATGTTCACGAANGTTGGGTCTAACATCAGACTTGCCCAGGTGTGGGGGTGGATGATTACAACAAAGTCTTCACCATCAACAGGTAATGCNGAGGCTGCTTCTAGTGCAGCATATTGTTCAACAATATCTTTGTAGCTGATGTCATGTGCAGGTGAATCTAAATNACCAACAGCAGACTGCCCACCTGAGTAGTCAATCGTTGCATAGGCATTCAACTCATCACGAACAATAGAGTCAGCACTGAGTCCACACTGTTCTCCTAAGATACCACTCATCTCAGAGATGATGGGGTCATAGGCTTCAAGTTCAACAATGTCTGAGAACCCCATCCAAGTCATTTCACTGTCCCAATTTGTATCTCATAGAAGGAACTATATATGGTTCAACAAGGTCTAAGAATTTATTATTTGATTCTTTCATTAGCACCAGCCTTGGATACTGCCCTTTCTCAACATACATGTAAGAGTATACCCCAAACTTTATTGCTAACATTCCCTGTAGCATTCCATTTATTCTTATATCAAACCCACTTGTGGCTAATTTTATCTGCTGTTCTTTCTTTGTTATTGTGCCATCGTCCATATACCAGACTGCTATTGCGAGGGCTTCAAACCAATCAACTGCTTCTACTGGTATTATCTTCTTTCCTTGTGGGTAAAAAACGTTTCTATAAAATCGTAACTGTGGCATAGCAACACTTCGTATCTGTGCTTGTGTTTCTTTGTGTCCTATGGTTACTTTCTGTGCAAATGGGTATAACTTTGTTTGTTTCCAGTTTATATATTCCAGTTGGTGCACTGAGTGTGTCTCTGTGTAGATTGGATTTCTGGATGTTCGTGCTTGTATGCACCCATCCCCCAACACACCACCTAAAATAATCTGTTCTTGCTCATCTGTAAACATTGACTTAGCATACTCACTGTATAACCAATCTTTTGTTCGTGGTGGCAGACCAAACTTATCTCTAAGATTATTCACTGCTGTGTAGTCACTGTATCCAAGTCTGTCTGCTATCTCATTCACAGGAATGTTGTCGACCATATACATTTTGTATATTTTCTTCCACAATTCACGATTAGTAACAACGCTTTTTGTCATTTTAATTTCCTTCTATTCTATTGGGACTCCGCAATTCTCTTAAGTTCTTCTTGCGGTGTCGGACTATCGTTTCACTTTTCAGTGTTCTCTCGTTTAGTCTCTGCGGGTGACTTTCGTCTTCCCTCTGATTACCTTCTCAGGTTTCCAGTCTTTGTTAGAGAGAATTTTATTACGGCACTTGTTATTTTATATACCGTAAAATGCAGGGGTCATGGTAATGAGGGTAGGAGTTGGTGAAGAGGTTTCAGCAGGTGTAGTACCTTCAACAAGAGCTGTAGTATTAGCGGAGAGAGTTCCATACTTACGAACTTCCCAGCTACCATACTTATTGATACGGGCTTTCATAGCCCAACGACCATGCACATACCGAGGGATGGCACGCATAAGCAATCGTTTTTCGTAGAAAGTTTTGATTGCATCCGATAATGTAGTAGTATTCATGTCAGCCATGATTTACCTCCAAATTGTTTTTGTGATAGAACTACTCCATTGGAATAGTCCTTGGGTCGATAGTTCCTTGCTCCAATTTGGTAAAAAATTCTTCTGTGTTTGGGTAACGTTTTTCAATGTCGGCCCAACTTATCTTTGGAGCACCAGAATTTATTTGATTTGTAAGCGGAGATCGTTCTGGCACTTCAGGCTGCTGTGGGGTTGTTCCTTGTGGGGGCTGGGGTTGTTTGAGTGTCTGAACAAGTCCTTCTAGTTCCTTGACCTTGCTCTGTACACCTTCCCATCCAGATTGTACTAACGCATTGATGTCACCATCTAGTTTGAGCTTCTCTTTTGGTACACCCATTTGTTCTACAAAGTATTGGGTATAGTTATTTCTTATCTCAAGTTCTTGCATCTGCTGTTCATACTGCAAAGCCTTCTGTTTCCATTGTTGAGCCTGCTCTAATTCCAGTTGTCTTTCAAACTGTAGCTTCTGATCGTCTGTCATTGTAGCCAGCTTTGCTTTCTGGATTTCTTCCTGTAACTTACGTTGCTCATCCTCAAATTGTTTCTTGGTCTGAGCAAGCTGTTTGTCATAGGTAGATTTCAGCTTGTTAATGTCCTGTTCTCTTGCCTGAATCTTTGCCTCTAACTCTTTCAACTTATCTGATCCGGCATCTGGTACTGGTTGTGTGGGCGTCACATTCGCAACCCCACTCGGCTCAGGCGTCACTGGTTGAGTAACCGCTGTGCCTTGTGCAGTATTCAAATCTGCAATCTGATTTTGTTCTGTCATTTAATGTTCTCCTCTGCATACAATTATAAGTAATTTGTTCTATATTTGTCAATAGGTATAGAAAATTTATTCCATCACTGTATCTATGCGATTAGCTGTGCCCATCCTGCGAATAATCTTGATGTTATCACGTATGATCTTTGAGTATTCTGGGTTTGTCTGAGCTACACTNTTCANATAGTCAAGTCCTGCCTGTGTTACCTGACCTGATTGTATCTGTGCTACCATCTGNTCATGTAGCTTATCCAATAATTCCTGNGGCCACCACGGTTGNTTNGTTACACCTCCTTTTCCTAATCCATATACTATCAACTCCATACCNGTTCTCGCTCCACGTTTTCCCTGTGGTAAGAAAGCATTGGCATATGGAGATCGTTTATATTCCTGGTATGTAGCTGAATACCCACTACCAGAAGAGTATCCACTTCCACCACCTGAGTATCCTAATCCTGATCCACTGCCTGAATACCCACCCGAAGTAACGGTTGCTTCATAGTCTGGATGATAATAGGCTGCCCACGTAGTATTGGTTTCAGCATACTGGTCTTTCAAAGTGTAATACTGTGAAATCTTGAAGTATTCATCTGGGTTTTCTTTTCTGAATTGCTTCCTTTCCTCTGTGTTCAGGCCATAATAGTAATTCTGTAATGTCCAGATGTCTTCTCCTAGTTGCTTCTCTACCTTAGTTCTAAACTCTTCCTGGCTTTTCTTAGCTTCAGAAAACTCTAATAACTGTGACTCGGTTGCTGAGGTAAGCCCAACTTTTTGAGCTGCAAGTTTAGCAATCCTCAATAGGTTAGCATAATCCTCTGGATCACGGAAAGCATCTACATCCCCACCCACTCGGATAAAGAAATCCCAGTCACTCTCATTACCACCTAACATTCTGAATGCTTTCATGTAGTCTTCTCTGACTGGACTATTGCCAGGCCCAAGAGATGCCTGTATCTGCCAGAGTTCATCTGTACTTAGTTCCATGTCTGACTTTCCTAAGTTCATTCTATCCTCTGGTTTCATGTACTGCTTTCCTTGAATTTCCTGCATCAATACTGTTCTGTCAAACTGATTTTTACCATATTCTTTTTCAATCCATGCAATAACTTCCTCAGGTAATGGATCACGATAACTCTTTTCAAAAGCTAACTTAGCTGCCTGAGCTTCATACATGTTTTTACCTTCAAGGGAATCAAAGTATGGTTGTAAGATATTCTGTTGGTAGTATTCCCAGACTGCATCAAGGGGAGTAGCTGTGTCCTTTGACCACTGCTTCAACCCATCTGCACTGGCTTCTTTCTTGATCTTGGCTATCCATGTAGGATATTGTTTCAACCTATCCTCTAAATAAACCTGGCTTTCATTGATCTGGTTGATAATACTGATCTCTAAAATAGGTAAGGCTATCTCAGCTATCTCAGGAATTGTTTCCTGCCATTCCAGTTCTATTCTCTTATTCTCTTCATAGCTCTTATCCTGGTCATAAGAAGGTTTGGTTGCCAGTATCTCGTTCCAAAATCTGTTGCGTAAATCTCTTTCAATTCTTACTGTAGGTTTATAACCTAAGAATGAATCAGGGTTAGCAAGAGAGTA